AGGGGTAGTAAGAATTTGGAACTCTTCTACCCCTTAGTATAACCTAAAATCTAGTCTTCGTCTTCATCCTCAAAGTCTTCGTCTACCGCGTAGTCTTCTTCCCCGTTGCAAACGCATTTTTCTTTAATTAATTCAATATCTTCCATTATTCTATCTAAGATATCTTCAATCGTTTCTGCTTTTTTCTTTTTTGCCATAATATTCCTCCGATGAAATTATGAGTGATAGGAAGGTCTAGGTCAACAGATGGTGGAAATAAAAATGGAGGTAATTACATAAGTGGTTGCATCTATGACATTTTTTCGTAATTGTTCCATGCGCACTTTATGATATTTTTTAGAGTCAGGGTCTTTGCTGTTCTTATATTTGTTATATTGAATATAATACTTAGCCCAAGCTACCTGTTTATTAGTGAATTTAATGTCAAAATTTTGTACCGCTTTCGTGTATTTTTCATTAATATGCTCAGGAGTAAAACCAGCCCAATAACAAACGGTAGCAAAGTCTTCTGATTTAGTTAGTATCCAATTATGTGCTTGTGATTTGTAGATGCTAGATTTTCTATCGTTCTGTTCTAAAGATGCATCTTCCAAGGCATTGCAAAGAACTCCTCGCCATAATTTTTGTTCAGATGGTACTTCGGCAGTATTTAATAACACAGAGGCAAAACTAGTGCCCATAAGTCTTAATAAGGTAGGAGAGTAAGTCACGATAATGTAAAACTACGCTTGGGTTAGCCCTCTGTTTAGTAAAAGTTTCATAATCTTCATGTATATCAGATATCAGGTTAGTTATTTCCTGTCCAGACCACTCCGAATTTTCTATTATTTTATTTTTAGATTCAATTTCAAAAGACATAGAACCATTGTATAGGTTATTTTTCAATTTTTCCACCTTTCAACACTTTTAATTTAAATATTTTTTTCTTCGTTTTGATAACTTTATCGCGGTTTTTAACCCATGTGTTGTGAATATCTTGTAAAATTCGTTGATCATGGTCATGATAACCAAACCTAGTACCCATTAAACATCTAAACATCACCCCCGCTACGAAAGAATATTCCTCTTTATCTAATCTAGAGGCCAGAACCTTTAAACTTTCATGAAAATCGCTCAATGTTCCTCTTTTCTCTTCTTTTGCATGCATATTTCAAGTAAATCAATCTTTTTTCGTAAAGCATTAATCTCATAGCCCTGTTGTTGTATCTGTTCTTTGTATTCGTGTTGTATCAAAAGGTTGGTTTGGCACATATTAAGAAGCTTTTGTATAGCTTTTTCACTGATAATAATCTTATCTTTTGTCTTTGCCATTCCAATGAATTATCAATATTTATACCCTTGTCAAGTGAATAGTATTAAATAAAATGCTTGATTTACAATAATTTTAATCATATAATATATAAATATGAAGCAATATCGCTTTATCGCACATTATGCTGGTAAAAAAATAGATTGTGCCGTAAGTGCAAATGATGACGATAGCGCAAAAATTGCTTTTATAGACAAACTTAATAAAGGTGAGTACGAGAAAAGTGCTAGCGGAAATATACCTTGGAAAATCTTTATTACATTTGAGGAGATCTAATGAATATAGATCAAAAGCTTTTAGCTGATAAGATCTCATTAGAATCAAAGTGGACACAAGAGTATTTAGAACATGGGTACACTGTTGGTTTAACTGAGATTGAAAAAGAGATAAAGGAAATCAGAAAGAAAATGATTTCTGCATATCATCAAGAAGCTGAAAGAATAATGAAAAGTCCAGTAGAAGAATTAGAAATATCTACTTAACGGACTAAAAAAAATTTTCTTATTAATAACTGGTGTTTCCAGAGAGGGATGTTTGTCCTCTATTTTTTGGCTATTCTAATATTATTTTCAAATAAATGTAAACATTTATTGGTATATTTTTCCATCTTTCCCTCAAAACAAAAACTTAGATCATTAATATGTGGATGGAGTTCCCAAACTTTTACATTAAATCTAGATAAAAAATTTACTTCTTCATCGGAGTGTGCTTTATAAAATATAGAGGCATCGCCAAATTTACTAATAACTTTAAATCTATGATTACCATTTCTTAAAACTAATTCTTTATCTACTACTAAAGGACATAACAATCCGTTTTGTTTTATATCTTCTCTAATAGTTGATTTAAAATCATGGTGTGTACCATGAATAACTTTTACATCGTCAAATTTAATTAATTCTAATCGTTCTTTAAACACTCTATACCAAGGCCAAATAACAGTACCAAAACCAGCAACTTGATTTTTATGAAGCTTGTCCAAAATCATCTCCTATAGCTATATCTACTACACTTGGTACTTTAAATTCCATACAATTTTCCATAATGTGTTTGATTTCTTTTGCATCTTCTTCACCTTTAATATTAAAACATAATTCATCATGAATTTGTAGTATAGGAAGATAGCCAGCTTCCGCACAAGAAACAATTGCTTGTTTTGTTTGATCTGCGGCGGATCCTTGAATTAATCTATTTAATGCTTTGTACGTATAGGCTCGTTTCATATTATCTTTTCCATATTTGGCTCTAATATTTTCTTCTGTATCAGCCATATGTAATCCCCAATCTTTTGTTTCCCATTTATCAAAACGACATTTTCTACCTTTTTTAGTTCTAATCACTCCATCATCATTTGCTTTTTTCATACAACGATCAGATAGTAATTTTACAAAAGGAACTTTTCTATTATATTTAGCAATTAAAATATCAGCATCTTCTTTAGATAAACCTAAACTTGCTGCTAATTTATTTTTTCCCATTCCATACATTAAACCTAAACCAATAGTTTTAGCTTGTGTTCGTTCAATACCACAAAGATCTGCAACTGTTTGATGAAAATCTGCTGAAGCATTTTCATATGCGGCAACTAATTCTTGTGAACCTTCATAACCATCCCCAATAGAAGAAGCATAATGAACTACCATTCGTGGTTCTTGTTGCGAATAATCAAAAGAACCCCACTTATAACCCTCTTCTGGTAAGAATAATCCTCTTATTTTTGGCCCAAATTCCTTATTTCTAGCAGGTAATTGCTGTAAATTAGGGTTAGACATACTAAGTCTTCCAGAAACAGTTCCACCATTATCAGAACGTAATTGATTAATTTCTGCATGCACTCTACCTTTGTGTTCATATTTTAATATGCCTTGCAAAAATGTATTATGAAACTTGTTAATTTCGCGGGCTTGCACAATTAGTTTAGATATTCTATGTTCAGAATTATGCAACCAATTTTGAGTAAATGATGGCTCGCCTGTTTTTTCAGTTCGTGGATAAGGTATCTTTAATTTATCAAAGGCTAGTCCTATCTGTCTTGCCGCCCAAATATCTATATCCGATCCTATCAATTGTTTTATTTCTGATAATTTTGTTTTCTCTTGATTAATAAAATCTTTTTTTAATAATTCTGCTTTTTCTACATCCACTCTTATTCCTCGTTCACGCATTTTAATTAAGTTAGGAAGTAATTTACATTCTAGTTCCCATACAGTTTCTAAACTTTGTGTTTTAATTTCATGTTTAAATCGTTGCCATAATAGGTACGTGAGCCGTGCATCTTGTTCCGCATAGAAACCCACATGTTCACTTGGTAATTTCCACATCTCTGCTTTATGATCTACTCCATGATCTTTAGCCGCTTCAATCAAATCTGTTTCTGCTTTAATCTCTCCTAAATAATCTCGTGCCACATTGTTTAAGGAATATGACCATCTATTCTCATCTATAATAGCCGCCGCTATCATCGTATCTACAATTTCTCCATTAATTTTAATTCCCATATGTCGGAGCCAACCTACATCGTATTGAGCATTGTGAAATATTTTAGTAGCTGGTAATGCACAAACATCATGCATATATTTAATTACTTGTTCAGGTATCATGTTTCCACCACCTGCATGATTAAATGGATAATACGCTTGCCAACCTTCTACTGCTACAGCAAAACCAATAACTTCTCCTTGTCCTGTAGCCCAACCAGCACCTAATTTATTAGATATAGCATCATCTCTAGTTTCTAAATCTATTGCTATTTCAGTATAACCTGATAAATCTTTATACTCGGATGGAGTAGACCACATGGTCTTTTTAAAAGTCATTGATAATTGTAATCCAGTCATTTGATTCGTTTGTTATACACTTTATAATTGTTTTGACAAGAAAAAATATCTATTTCAAATAGTTCTATTCCCATTATCTTTTGTTTTTGAGAAGAACTACGACCTATTCTATCTCCCGCTTTAGATCCTGCACTAGCTGTCTTTCTTGTTTTTAAATTTTTAACATCTACTAATGTAGATTTACCTGTTTTATCAGTGACCACTAAATCAAAAGGACAAGAGGGATCCTGTGAAACAGCTACATAATATCCTTTTTCCATAAAATAATTTATGGCATATAATTCTGCTATTTTTCCTTTAGCTGAACTATCCATTATTTTTTCAATTGTTCTATTTCTAATTCACAATAGTGAATAATCTTTTTTAAATCTTCAATACCGTTTTTATCTTTATAACGAACTACATATTTAATTACATTGCCTTGAAAGAAAGATAAATTATTAGCTGTTATAAATTCATAAGGTTGTATTTTATGTTTTTGATAATGGTTTCCTCCTTCTTGCCGTAAGGACGGGAATATTTCTTTAAATATGTTTGGATCGGTCATGGTATATTTTCTCCTGTTGGTAGGTTAAGTAATGTTTCCCAATTGGGTAATAATAGCGTTCTTTAGAATATAAAATATGTACACTATTTACTGCTCTAGTAATAGCTGTATACATAACTCTATTCTCATCAATACGCTCCTGTTTATTCTTTCTGCCGTAATCTGATGCATAATCACACCTATTGCATATTAATACATGATCAGCTTCGTCCCCTTTTACAGAATGAATAGTGTCTATAATAATCTTTGGTTCCTCATCTAAAGTTTTTTGTCCATAACGTTTTAATAAACTAACAAAGTATAGTTTACGAGTAGGAATAAAGTTTCTATTTAATACATGCATCCATGTCTTTTCTTTCATATCATCAGGTAAATCTAAACCACATTCTTTTTGTAAATAGCTAAGATCATATTTAGCATATTCAGATTGACCCCTCCAAAATATATCTTCTCTATAACTAGGGTCTTTTAATTCTCTTATATATTTATATACCAGTTGTGCTTCTTTTTTATTAATAGCTTTACCTTTAGTTAATGCTGTCCATGCTCTAATAGCTAACCATTCATTTTCATTAAATGATTTACTTCCTTTATTATCTGCAAAATATAAACCTTCTTGTTTAGCCATCATACGTAATTGATTAACTACTCTATTAACTCTAGCTAAGAAGAACCAAGAGCCGTGGTACTTGGTAAAAGGAATTTCCTTAAAAGATAAATAACGTTTAATCTCTCCTGTCTTATTAGGATTAGCTTTAAATTCTTTTTCAATACTATCGGTTATATCTTTTCTAATCATTTGAGAAAAGTTATGTATATTAGAGCCAAAACGATACGTCTGTCGTAATACTACTTTTCTCCCTGGAAAATAAGTGGTAAAATATTTAGGGTCTGCGCCATTCCATTTATAAATAGCTTGGTCATCATCTCCTGCTAAATAAACTCTTTTTACATTCTCTACTATTTTATAAATAACTGACCATTGTAATGGGGTAAAGTCTTGTGCTTCATCTAAGATTAATACTTCAATAGGAGGAAAAGTAATTTCATCAATAGCACGTTCAATCATATCCGTAAAATCAATTAGAGGATTATTGGTATCAGCTTTTTTAAAAGCTTCATAAGCCATAATCTTTTTTAAAAACAAATCTATATTATCTTGTTTATAAGATTCTTCTTTAAATACATCTACAGGTGGTCTCATCATATTTCTAGATTTATCATAAATGGATAGTGACCAATCTTTATATACAAATCCTTCATCATCTAATCGTTTATCGGTATGCTTGATAATGGTTTCTTCCAATGCAAAATCAATCATACATTCTTTAATATCAAATATATTTTCATTAAAGTATCTGCGGCAATACTTATGTAAGGTTTGAAATCTACTAAATTGTTTATCGGATAAATGAGGGAATGCATCTAAAGTTCTTTTCCTAGCGGTGTTTACTGCTTTGTTGGTAAAAGAAATAAAAGCAATCTTCTCAGGATCTATTCCTTTTTTTAAATACTTACGTACTACTTTTTCTACCAAGGTAGTTGTTTTACCTGTGCCTGGTGGGCCGTAAATCTTTATCGTCTTATGATAAATATTTTTAAGCTTGAGGACTT